CGCTTATTTGCAGGGCACTTATTTGCAGGGTGCCAATTTGCGGGGCGTTAATTTGCAGGGCGCTCAGATTCCAATATTTTGTAAATGGGCAGTCACTCAGATAGGGACAACTGATATAATAAAAATAGGCTGCAAGCAGAAATCAATAGCTGAATGGGTTTTATTTTTCGCGGGGAAAGAAAAGTATGACACTAAAAGAGGATCTACAGAATTTAAACAAATAGAGGCTAATTTTAAGGCTTTTGAGGCCTATTACAACCACCTAAACAGCTAACAAAATGAAAAATATATTTGAAAAAATAGTTTTTGCAGTGGGGCTTTTCGCTCTTGTGTTAGCTCTCGCTTTTATTTGGTTTGCCCCGAACGGAATGCTGGATAGCAACCCGGACATTTACGGGATTATAGAATAATTTAAAACCCGCTTAAAAAGTAAAGCCCTCCGGGGCTTTTTTATTACTTTGCCCTTAATCCAATAACCGAAAAAACATGCAAGGCGAATTTATAGAAATAGCGGTAGCCTTTACCGCCCAGGCGAAAGTTTGGAAAAACAAGAAAATAAGCTGGCCCGACTTCGTGCAGAAGTTGAACACGCCGCAAATAAAAGATATTCCATTTAAAAAGTTTAGGGCCCTTTCAAAGGCGGACGCCGGCAAAGTTAAAGACGTGGGCGGCTATGTGGGCGGCTACCTAAGGGCCGGCAAGCGGAGCCCCGCAAACGTAAGTTACCGCCAACTTTTAACCTTAGACATTGATTTTGGAACGCTCGATTTTTGGGAGGGCTTTCAATTTAATTTTGATTGCGAGGCGGTAATCCACGGCACCATGAGCCACGAAGACAGCGCCCCGCGTTATCGGCTACTTATACCACTCTCGCGCGAATGCGCCGCGGACGAGTACACCGCGACCGCCAGAAAAGTTGCTGGGGACATAGGCATAGAGTTTTTTGATAACACGACATTTGAAGTAAACAGGCTAATGTACTGGCCGACAATTTGCAGTGATAAGGATTTTTATATAAAGCACCAAACAGGCGCCTGGTTAGACGTCGACAAGGTTTTAAGCTCTTACCGTAACTGGCGCGACGTTTCCGAATGGCCGACTAATAAACAAAGCAGCGACGACATTTTAACCCGGGCCGACAAGCAAGAAGACCCGTTAGAAAAGCGCGGCGTTATAGGGGCGTTTTGCCGGGCCTACACGGTCGAAGAGGCGCTGGCGGTCTTCTTACCTAAGCAGTATGAAGAGGGCACCGAGGGCCGCTATACCTACACCAAAGGAAGCACGGCAAACGGTCTGGTTATCTACGAGAATAAATACGCCTATAGTCACCACGGGACCGACCCGGCCAGCGGTATGCTTTGCAACGTCTTCGACCTGGTGCGGGTGCATAAATTTGCAGCCTTAGACGCGGCGCCAAATAGTCTAAAATCTTTTAAGGCTATGGAAGCATTCGCAATGGCAGACAAGGCAGTAAAAGCGATTTTAGCGCGAGAATTAAAGGAAGCCTTGGCCTCGGATTTTGAAGACGAAAGCGAGAATTTTGGAACGGATGAAGAGGCGGACGCGAGCTGGCTTGAAGGTATGGACATGGACGGCAAAGGCTCCACGTTTTTAAATACTGAAAAAAACATAGACTTAATACTAGAAAACGACGGAGTGTTAAAGGGCCTTTTTGCCCTTAATGAGTTTAACGGGAAGCCCAGCCTAAAACGTCCAATCCCCTGGAGGAAAACGAAGGAAGGCGACCCGATGAAAAACGTGGATTTTTCAGGGCTCAGAAATTACATTGGTAAGCATTACGGAATACGGGGCAAAGAAATAGTACAGGATAGTTTGAACCTGGAACTATACCGAAACGCCTGGCACCCTATCAAAACTTATTTAAACGGTTTAATTTGGGATCAGACGCCGCGCGTGGATACTCTTTTTATCGAGTACCTCGGCGCTAAAGATTCAGCATATACGCGCGAAGCAGCGCGGAAAACACTTTGTGGAGCCGTCGCACGGGTGTTTAATCCCGGGTGTAAATTTGATCTCATGCCCGTTCTGGTGGGTGAAGAGGGTTTATATAAGTCGACATTTTGGAAACGGCTCGGCAAACAATGGTTTAGCGATACCTTTTTTAAAGTTGACGGAAAAGAGGCGGTTGAGCAAATACAGGGCGCCTGGATCATTGAAGTCGCGGAGCTGGCAGGGATGCGAAAAGGTGAAGCGGAGGCGGTCAAGCATTTTATTACAAAGCAGAAGGACGAATACCGCCCCGCTTACGGGCACGTCCGCGAAGAATACGAGCGCCAAAACATTTTTGTAGGCACCACGAACTTGAGAGATTTTCTAAAGGATCCGACCGGAAATAGGCGCTTTTTGCCTATCGAATGCTGTCTCGCTTATATTTCGCGCTCGGTGGATTTGGAGCTAGTAGGCGAAGAGGTAAACCAGATTTGGGCCGAGGCGGTTTGGTATTTCATGCAAGGCGAAAAGCTTTATTTATCAGATGCGGTGACACTAGAGGCGAGGGCAGTTCAGTCGGACCACATGGAAATAGACGAGCGGGCGGGCCTTGTTTCGGCTTTCTTAGAAATGCCTTTGCCAATGGACTGGGCAAAAATGGCCGCCTTTGACCGCGTAACATTTTTTAACTCTTACGCCCAGGATAAAGACGCGGCGGACCTTGAAGACGAACCGCGGCACGAGGTAACGGTTGCGGAGATTTGGGCGGAGTGCCTGGACAAGCGCCGCGAAGACATGAGCCGATACAATACTAAAGAAGTAAACGAAATTTTAAGAGGTTTAGGCTGGCGTTTTACCGGGTCAGTTAAAAATGTACCTATATACGGGCGCCAAAGAATATTTAAAAAGATATAAATGCGATACATGGGAGGAAAATCTCGGATAGCTAAGGAGCTGGCCGCGGTTATAAACAGCAACTTAGGTGGAAGGTTTAGCAAATACGCCGAGCCATTTTGCGGGGCTTTGAACGTTATTCAATACGTCAACCCCGCGGCGGAGCGACACGCGCGCGACTTTCACCCGGATTTAATAGCGCTTTACTTAAGTATGCAAAAAGGGTTTAACCTTCCCACAAATGTAAGCGAGGAGGATTATCGGGAGATTAAGGCCTCGCCGGGGCCGTCCGCTTTGCGGGGCTTTGTGGGCTTCGCATGCAGCTTCGCAGGAAAATTCTTTGGTGGGTACGCGCGGGGAGGGAAACGTAACTATGTCGAGCAAGCCAGCCGTGCGTTAGCGGTCAAGTTCAAGCGGTGCGAGGGCGTAACGTTCAAGCATGAGGATTTTTTAGCCTCAGAGTATAGCGGGTTCGTGATCTATTGCGACCCGCCGTACAATGATACGACGGCCTACAGTACCGGCGGTTTTGACTCCGCGGCGTTTTGGCAAAAGTGCCGGGACCTAAGCGAGCACAACCTTGTTTTTATATCGGAGTACGCCGCGCCGCCTGACTTCGTGGAGATTTGGCGAAAAAATGTTAACCTAGAAGTTAGGAGCGGAAAGCCCGGCGAGCGCCGTATTGAAAAATTATTTACTTTTATTTAAACTTTGTTTGCTATTTCATTAAACTTTGTTTAATATTGCCTATCAAATAAACCGAAAAGATATGAACAGCCAAGAAATTTACACCGCCGCAAAAAGTCTAACAGTTGAGCAGATAGCCGAGCAGGTTGCAGCCTGGAAAGCTACACGAAACGGCGCTAAGCTCCACGCGTTTAATTCCCTTGTTGATCTAGGAGACTCGGAGGCCTTAGCAATGGCGACGGTACAAAGCCAGCCCGACGTTAAAGAAGAGGCCAGCGAAATGTATCGAATTGCTTATTATTCTTAAAACCTAACCCCTTAAAAATTATGCTCCCTAAATTACATTTATTAACTGCAAAAGATGACGGCCTGCGCCCCGCGCTTGCTTGCGTAAGAATTACAAGAAAAGACCTAAGGGCCTGTAACACTCATATTGCCGCGATAGTCCAAACGGAAGGCACTTGTTTAGAAATTGAAGACCTGCCAGAATACCCCTTGTACATGAAGGCTGATAGTTTCAAGCTCTTAACAACTTTAGACGTTGTGGCGCTAAAATTTGAAGGTGACTTTTTTAGAGTTTTTCTTAAAAATAAGTCTGACAAGTTAGCTCCTGTTTTTAAGCTAGACGAAAATTACCCCGATTTAGACAACGTTTTTCCCAAAGAATCCGACGCAAAAGAGCTGAGCCAAATAGGAATCAACCCAGCGTTGCTTGTTCTTTTAGCCGAGGGCCTTACGGCTCCTAGTGAGAAAAATAAGAGCTTAAAACTTCAATTTTGGGGGACTAATAAGCCTATTTTAGTTAGCCCTTTTGGTACTGGCTTAGACGCAAAAGGAATAATTATGCCGGTTCATATTTAAAAATATAATCTTATGACTGAAAAACAAATAGAAAAAAAGCTACGCTTAGGCATAGAAAATCTGGGCGGTCTTTGTTTAAAGTTTCCCGCGGTTTACTTCGCGGGCATACCTGACAGGCTTTGTATTATGCCGGGCGGTCTGGTTTTCTTCGTGGAGACCAAAGGCGAAGGCTTGAAGCTTAGGCCCCGCCAGCTCCATGTAGCGCGAAAGCTTGAAGCCTTAGGCGTCCGCGTGTACGTGGCAAACTCCGCCGCTATGGTGGACACCCTGCTAACCTCCCTAGCGGACCTATACCGCCCGGCGACTAAGCAGATTACCGAGATATATACGGACGAGGCTAAGCAATTCGAGAAATGCAAATTTTGCGGCGGCGGCCAGATGCGGTGTAGACATTGTAAAATTTAAACAGGATGCTAAACGCCTCAAACCTTCACGACTACCAGACGTTCGGAGTAAACCACATACTTAAAAACGACGGCGCCGGGCTCTTTTTAGACATGGGCCTGGGAAAGACTATCATAAGCCTTACAGCTATACGCGAGCTAATCGACTGCTTAGAAGTGGAGCGCGTGCTGGTTGTAGGTCCTAAGCGCGTGGTTGAAAGCGTCTGGACCCAGGAGGCGCTTAAGTGGCAGCACACCCGCTCGCTTAAGTTTAGCCTGGTTGCGGGTCCGCCGGCTAAGCGCTCCAAAGCTTTAGAAGTAAGCGCGGACATTTATCTAATTAGCAAAGACAACGTGCCTTGGTTAGTGGAGCAATACGGCGGCTCTATGCTACCTTTTGATATGCTTTTACTTGACGAGCTAAGCAGTTTTAAGAATCACCAAAGCCAAAGATTTAAAGCGCTTAAGCGGGTCCGCAAGTCGGTGCCTCGCGTGGTAGGTTTGACCGGTACGCCGGCGCCCAACGGCTTAATTGATCTATGGGCCCAGGTTTATCTTATTGACGGCGGCGAGCGCTTAGGTGCTTCGATTGGGCGTTATAGAAACGAATATTTTAAACCCGACGCCCGCAACGGCTCAATAGTTTACAGCTATGCGCTGGCAGATGATAAGCAGCAAAAAAGAATATATGAGGAGATAGGCGACATTTGCATAAGCATGAAAGCTGAGGACTTCTTAGACATGCCTGACAAGCTTATAATAGACGAGCCGGTAATTTTCCCGGCGGCGGTTCGCGAAGGTTACGACAACTTCGAAAAGGAATTAGTTTTAGACCTTATAAACGAACTAGGAGCAGGCCAAGAAATAAGCGTAGCAAACGCCGCCGCGCTTTCTAACAAGTTGCTGCAGTATGCAAACGGCGCGGTTTACGACGCCGAGCGGAACGTGCACAAAATCCACGACTTAAAATTAGACAAATTAGAAGACGTGGTAGAAGCTACCAACGGCAAACCGCTACTCGTTGCGGTATCTTTTAAGCATGATACCGCCCGGATTTTAAAGCGGTTCGCTAAGGATGGTGCGCGGGTTCTGAGTGGCCAGCAGGACATAGACGACTGGAACGCGGGGCGCGTTCCTATGCTGATCTTACACCCGGCCAGCGGCGGGCACGGGCTTAACATTCAAAACGGCTCTAATTATATTGCCTGGTTTGGCTTGAATTGGAGCTCGGAGCTTTATAAACAATTAATAGCCCGACTTTATAGACAGGGCCAGAAAGCTAAGCAGGTTTTCATTTACAGGATAATAGCCGCCGGCACTATAGACGAGCGCGTAGCGCGGAGCCTAGCAGATAAGGACGCGACCGAGGGCGAACTTATGCACGCGGTAAAAGCGGACAAAAGCCAGATAGGATTTATAAAAGACCTAGTTAAAAAATACACCTAAACACTTACAGAAATGACCAAAAAACTAAAAGAAAAATTAAAAGATTTGCTGGCTGAAATCGAGCTGGCCGAGCGTGATGTTTCCGACATGATGGATATGGAAAGGGCGAAGGCTAACGAAGCCGTGGAGCTGGCAAAAGAAGAGCACCGCGAAGCCGTGGAGGCGTTCGAAAAGACTATAAAAGAGCTAGAAGAAAAAAACGCGGAGCGCGACATTTTCTGGGAGAAAATAGACGCGGAGGTAATAGGCCTTCTTGAATTGGATTCAATGCAGAAAAGCTTGGTGTTTGAAAAGCTTTCAGATTCCTGGGAGTTTATTGACTCTTCTAAGCTTGACGCGATTGAATCAATACTAAATGATAATTTTACGGCTAAAAATGGGAAAGTATGGTTGATGTAAACATTAAAATTGTTGCGCCTACACCGGTAGAAAAAGAAGCTGCGATTTTGGAGCTACTAACAAAAATACAGGAGAGGCCAGTAGAAGACTGGCAGGATATCGCCGTGGAATTTAGCAAAGGGGGTAATTTTTTAACTTCCGCAAAGTTAAATTTTAACAAAACCAATTATAAAATTTATTGAGGTTTTAAGTTAAAAAGTTAAGATTATAAGTTAAAAAGTTAAAAGCCGCTTTGGTAAAAAGGCGGCTTTTTTCATTGGTGGGTAAACGAGGCGCCTTTTTCGGGTTCTTGTTTACCTTCTTTGTTTACCACTAAAAACCCGCTTTATTTAATGTATAAGCCTATTATTAGTATAAAGTAAACAAGTAAACAATAATATAAAGAAAGATATAGAATAGATAGGGGGGTGTGTATTTTAGGTAGTATGTTATACATAGTAGTAAACCAGACACCCCTATAGCTCCAGAATATTATATGGGATTCGTGTTTACTTGTTTACTTTTTGGCTTAACGTATTGGTTTTTAATTGGTTAGCTTGTAAATAAGAATTTTAGGGCCCTCGGCTTATTGTAGAAAAGTTTAGTTTTATAGCCGTCTTGCTTTTGAACCTCAAAAGATTTAACATTGTATTAAACTTTATTTGAATATGCCCGGACCGATAGGAAATAAACACTGGATGTTTAGGATTAACACCGGGGCGCCGCGTAGATTTAGCAGCCCGGACGAGTTACGCGAAGCCTTTAACGACTACTTCCAATACATAGAAGAGAACCCGCTAAAAGAGGCCGTTTTACAGAAGATCAAAACATCCGGCGGAGCGGAGCGCGTTAAGGTTTACAGCCTTCCAAAAATGCGATGTATGACTATTCAGGGCTTTTGCGGCTTTACGGGGTGCGGCTCTTCGACGCTCTACGAGTACGAGAAGGGCGGAAAGGGAGACGGCTTCTCGGAAATCATAGCGCAGGCGCGCGAGATAATGTACAGCCAAAAGATAGAAGGCGCGGCGGCGGGACTGCTTAATCCGTCAATCATAGCACGCGAGCTCGGTCTAGTTGACAAGGTGGAAAACAAGCTAATAGAGTACCAGCCTATTTTTGATGATAGCGAAGACCGTTAAAGCCGTCGAAGGTTGGCGCGTCACTACGGCGGTCCGCAAGCTCCGCGGCCTCAGGCATACCGGCAAAAGAACTAAGATAATACCAGGCGGAACGTCTGCAGGAAAAACTGTAGGAATAATACCAGTTTTAGTGGACAAGGCTATAAAACAAAAAGGCCTAACCATTTCAGTAGTTGCGGAAAGCGTGCCACACCTGAAAAAAGGGGCGATAAGAGATTTTAAAAAGTTTATGGTAAGCACGGGCCGCTGGCGCGAGGCAGATTATAACAAAACGGACCGCGTTTATAAATTTCCGAACGGATCCTACATTGAATTTTTTAGTGCGGAAAGCGAGACAAAAGTAAGAGGCCCCCGGCGTAATATCCTTTATATAAACGAAGCAAACAACCTAAGCTTTGAAACATACTACCAGCTCGCCATTCGAACCGATGACGAGATTTGGTTAGATTATAATCCGTCTAATGAATTCTGGGTGCACACGGAGCTGGCTAACGACCCGGACGCCGTAACGCTTACATTAACCTACAAAGACAACGAAGCGCTCGCGCCCTCAATAGTTAAGGAAATCGAAAAGAACCGCACGAAGGCGTTTATAGATGAAAGCCTGGAGGGGCCGACACTCTTCGCGGAGCCAAATATTAAAAATGCTTATTGGGCTAATTGGTGGAAGGTTTACGGCCTTGGATTACTTGGCAGCCTGGAAGGTGTTATTTTTGACAATTGGAAGCAAATAAGCACCGTTCCGGAAAGCGCTAAGCTTTTGGGTTACGGTCAAGACTTTGGATTTACTAACGACCCGGCGGCAACCGTCGCGGTGTACGCGTGGGACGGCAAAATAATACTAGACGAGCTTATTTACCAGAAAGGCCTGCTAAACTCAGACCTGGCCGCGCTTTATAAGCAGGTAGGCGTTAAACCCGGCGTGCCAATCTACGCGGACCAGGCGGAGCCCAAGAGCATTAAAGAGCTGGTTAGTTACGGGTTTAACGTCTTACCGGCGGACAAGGGAAAAGATAGCGTTAACTTTGGTATTGATCTTTTACAGGGCTACGAGATGCTGGTAACGTCGCGAAGCCTAAACCTTATAAAAGAGCTCCGCACCTACAGCTGGGCGAAGGATAAGAAGACAGGCAAAGCGACTAATAAACCGGTTGACGCTTTTAACCACGCGATAGACGCGGCCCGCTATTTAGCCGTTATGCTGCTAACCAATTACACACCGAACTATAAAAGCCGCTCACATGGTAAAACTAAACGTAAATCAAAAGGTAGTCACTTTCAAGACTTCCTGGCGTGACGTAACCGCCGCGGACCTGCTGGGCATCCAAAAAGAAGGGCCGCGCGCTATTATCGAAGCCCTAAGCACACTAACCGCCGCGGAGGTCCGAGCGCTTAACAGCGGGCAAATTTTAGCCCTTTACGAGCTCGTTAGTTTTATAGATGATTTAGACGACCTGGCCGCAAACCTTAGCCCCGCTGCGGAGCTCCCGGATGTGGACATAGCTGGCGGCACGTACGAGCGCGCGGAGGTCGGGCGGCTCCGCCTAATAGATCATAAAAAACCCTATTTGCTTTTCCCGGCTTTAGTTAAAGTCTATTACGCGGACCGCCTGCAGGACTTCGACGCCGTGGAGCTAATGGCCCTGGGCGCTTTGGTCTTCGCGGAGCTTACCAAACTATTTGAAAGGTTTAAGGACCTGAAAGGCGAGCCGCCTAACGAAGATCAGGAAGAGGCCGGGATTGGTGCGCTTCATACGTTCGGAACCTATGCGATAGTTGAGGGCGTCGCGTCGCGCTACGGCTGCAAGCCTTACGACGTCTACCAATGGGCCGCGGAGGAAGTTTACATAGATCTACTTTACCAGCAAACTAAAGCGGCTTATCAGGAAAATTTACGGAATATAGAGCGCCGGAAAAGCGGAACACAAAAATAAATATTAAACTTTGTTTGGTATTTAATTAAAGTTTGTTTAATATCGGGTATCAAATAAACCGAAAGAATATGACAACCGAAAAACAAAGAATCGAAGAGCTGGCGGACGCGTTCGCGGCTAAAATTTTAAGCTACACAAAAACCCGCGGTATAAATTTTTTAGCGCTAAGCCGCGAAGCCCAGGACGAAGTAGTTAAAAAGTGGTACGCTCACGAGATGCAGATTTTAAAGAATTTGGACCAGCTACCACTCAGCGACTGGCGCAAACTTTTAAAAGCTATGAAAGCTATTGATCTAAAACCCGGAATGTACATAAAGCACGGAGGGCGGCGCGTTATGCTGGTTAAGGTAAAACAAGCCTTCCAAGCCAACGGAATTAAAATAGTAAAGCTTGAAGCGGTGCACTGGGTTACGGCCCGGACCGGCGAGCGCTTACATATAACTAAATACTTTTATAAAAAAGCCTCCACGGGCGTAAACACTATCTAAAGATGACAGATCAAAAAGAGTGCAAAAAATGCGAGGGCCTTCACGCCGCGTTTGGATTTAACGGATTCGTAAAGGTTGCGGACCAGCTCGGGCGTATTACCTACGGTGACGAGGTTAACCCGCTGTATTACGGCGATTTCTACGAGGAGGGCAAGCGCGAAAATTGGCCCACTTGCCCGAATTGCGGCCGCTCGTTAAAACTCTACAAGAAAAGGAATAAAAGCACAAAGCGAAAAGAGGCCGTAGTATTTTTTGCGGTTTTTCTTTTTCTTTTCTTTACTCTTTTTTACCTGTTGTTTTTATAAGAAGCAATTAAATAGTACCCCGGCTTTGCGGCCGGGGCTTTTTTGCTTTATATTGTCGCCAGTATGGCTAACTATCAAAACATTGTAAACGCCTGCAGGGCCGCAACGCCTACCGGCAAGCGGTTTATTCATGGCAGATTAATTGACTTTTCGCAAAGTTATAGCGGCGCCTATCCGTTAATAACGCTTTTGCCTTTTACCATTACGGACGCCCGCGGCACGTCCGAGAACCGGTTCGACTCCACGCCGTTACTAATAGGTTTTTGGAAAGAAGACCGCCCGGACACCACGCCAGAAGAGCGCGAAGCCTTAATAGTTGAAATGGATGAACTAAGCGACACTTTTCTAAATAGCCTTTTACAGCGTACGGACTTACAGATAACTAGCATTTTAAAAGAGCCTCAATATCAAATGTACCAGGGCACGCTTAGCGGCTTCGCGGTATCTTTTAACCTTAATATTTTGGCGCCGTGCTAAGCGGGCTAACGCGGGCCGTTCTGGCGGCCTTTGCGGAAAAGACAATAGAAGAGATTCGCTCGCGAATACCCAACGTTAGCGGCACCATGAGCGCCTCGCTGGGTTATAGGATTGAAGGGTTAACACTTACTATCTTCTCAAGCGAGAAATACTTTACAGTATTGGAGACAGGGCGAAAGCCGGGCAAACGTCCGCCGCTCGATGTTATAGAAGAGTGGGTAAAACAAAAGCCTATTATTTCCGATATCAGCACCCGCTCGCTGGCGTTCCTTATAGCCCGTAAGATAGGCGAAGAGGGCTCATTACTACACAGGCAGGGCGGCAAATCGGGCGTTATATCCAAAAGCATAAACGCCCAAAGCATAAAAGAAAATTTAACCGATGTACTGGACGGAAAACTAAGGCGCGCGGTTATTAATGAATTTGTAAAACGCGGCACCTCATGAGCTTAATAAATGCAATAATTACACCGGTAAACGGTCAGGACGTTTTTAGCCCTATGGTTTATGAGTTCGCTTTTACGGCGGCCAGCGCTCAATTTGTGGAGGTTGAAGGCGGGGCGGCTATAGTTGTAAGCGCTTTATATATCGGATTCTTAGAAGAGGGCGACCAGGTTCGAATAACTAACGGCGCGTATTTAGGCGTTTATACTATTATTGAAACCTTAGATTTAGGCCTAGATTTTAGATTAAGTCTTAACACTCCGTACATAGGGAGCAGCGCCGCAACGGGGTCCAACCAATTCACGCCAGAAGGCCTTGCCGACTTCCAACTAATCGCGGGCTATAGCAGCGGACCCGAGGCGGCTCTTAAGCCTTGGCAGGTTACAGACGAGATAAGAGTAAGCCCGAGCGTTATTAACGGGCGCTACCGCTTCGACATTAGCGGCTTTATCCGTTCCCGCTTTGCCGTGGAGGCTCCGCTCGTAGGTCCTAACGTGCCTATAAGTATTAGATACCTAGTAAGGCTAAAAAGTGAAACAGCTATACCAGATGACGTGAACGCGTTAACGGCTTACTACGGCCTAGCAGATTTAACAACGGCCCAACAGGAAGGCGCGGAGGCGGTAGGAGAAAGGCCTATTTTATATTTTGGCGCGGCGCCTATACTCTACAGCTTAGCGCTCGCAAAAGGAATAATAAACAACTTTATAGCGGACCCCAACGCGGCGCCCTCCACGGCGTCCGGGGCGGTGTTAGATGTACAGCTATTAAGCTGCGAGCCCAAAGTAATTAACTGGCTCGGCGTGGCACCTACAGCAGGTTTTAGCGTTTCACCCGCTTTGCCTTCATGGATTCAAGCGACCGCGAACGGAAACGGAATAGACCTAGTTATTAACCCATGCACCGCGGGCGCGGGTGACTACTTAGCGGCGGACTATAACCCGCTCGACTACTTAGTAGCCGGCGAAATTAACAGCGTGACGGGCTGCTATAGCTTCGACTTTACGCTGGGCGGCGGGCCGCTTTTTACTCTTAATACTTGCGTTACCCCTATTTCTGAGATAGTGGAGGTATGCCCGGACGCGCTAAACTTCGCCTGGATAAACCAGCGCGGCGGCTTTTCGTCTATGGCATTAGATACGCGCTACATTAAAGGGCGGGAATTTGGAAAGGAAAGCCTAACCGTTGGGGCGTCGGGCCTGCTTAAGCGCGTGGAGCTGGGTGAGGTTTATGATTCTTACAACGTAAGCGGCGGAGTATTGACTAAGGTTCAAATAGACGCGCTGGCCTCCATGCGCTCCGCTATTCAGGTTTATTTATATAACACCTCCACACAGGCCTGGGACATTCCAATAGTATTGGATAAACAGAATTTTAGCACGTATGGGAACAAGTTTAACCAAAGCGAAACGCGTTTTAATTTCCGTTTCAAAATAGCGCAACGCGTACCAGTCCAGACTCAGTAATGACGGAAACATATATAAACGGTCTTTTAGTAGACACCCAGGACGCCGAGATAGTTATCACTTTACAGGCGCTTAGCTTTGAGACTTTAGGGAGCCGAAAGGGTAGTTATTCGAACGTCTTCGAACTCAACAAGACAAACGCGAATAAGGCTCTATTTGATAACTGCGAGCTGGTTACAAGCTTAACGGCTTTGCCTTACCGGCTCAACACCTTCAAGCATTTTATTGATGGTATGTTAATCATTGATGGCACGGCCACAATATTAGACACCCAGGACAAATACCGGCTTTTTGTGAGCGCCGGCAATACTGATTTTTTCAAAGCACTAAGCTCGGTTAAGTTGGTCGAGGTGGATTTGGCGGAGCATGACCACGAATATCTGGCCGCTGAGGTGGTGCCGCGCCGCGAAACTTTAGAGGGCTTTGTTTATCCTAACATAGATTACGGTTTTCTGGAGTATGCAGACCCGGACGCGCCAACGTATTCTTTCAGGTTTTTTCATCCTAGCTTTTGGGCTAATACTATATTATTAAAAGCGATAAGCGCCGCGGGCTACACGCTACACGGTGACATTTTGCAAACGCTAACCTGGCGCCGGCTTGCGGTGCTTTGCCGCGGAGCCGTCGCGGACCTACTAGACAGCTTAGCCCAGTATAAATTTACTATTGATTATAATAAACTGACAGGAGACACGGCGGAAAAAATAAATTTTCCCGAGCGCGTTTCCGATAAGTCACTACTATATAAAAATGATTTGACTATAGGTCAATTTGTCTATAGCCCAAACGTGGCGGACGGCATTCAGGCGAAATTCGAGATAAGCATAACCGGCAAAGTTATAACCAATTTACCACGGCGCTACACTAACGCGCTCGTCTGGGTTGATTTGATAATTTACAACGCCTCCGGCGCGGAGCTCTTAACAGTTTCGACGCCGCCGGTACAGTTCGAAGACAGATTTAAAGGGCCTTTTAACATATACAAAGCGCCGGCCAGCGGCACCTTAGAGCGAGATATTAATGCCGTTTTACCATCCACGCGTGACGACTCCGCCGCCTTTGCGGCTATGCTTACCGCTAACCCGGACCTAACCCAGCTAAGGTTCGGCTGGCAGGTTAGGAGCAACCGCCCCGGCTATGGGTTGAAGTACCTACGCTTTGAAAATCTGGAGTTTATAATTAATCAAACACCGAGGACGGGCCAACGGATAACCGCCCCGGAATTTATAGCGCCTATAACGGTCCGCGCGGCTAACGTTTTGCCCTCCGAGCCTACAGTCGGGGACCTGCTTTTAACAGTGGCAAACCTGGAAGGGCTTATAATTCAAGTAGATGAAACGAGCAAAAAGATTAACACTTCGAAGTTTGACACCATATCAAAAAACAAAGCGCGCGCGTTAGATTGGAGCGGGAAGCTAGACATTACGGACCAGCCAATAGTGGGCTACTCTATTGCGGGCTTCGCTAAGCGGAACTTTTATAGTTTTAAAGGTGACGATAAAGACAACTTACTAGAACCTAATTACGGGCGCGGGGCGGTCGAAGTTAATAACGTAAATTTAGAAGCCGAAAAAACAATATTTACCAGCAAGTTTTCGCCCGTGCCGGTTCTTCCAACGCTACAGGGCGAGCGGACGATGGGGCGCGTTTTTACCGGCGACAAATACACCTTTGACGGCTTCGACTACATACTAAACGAAGACACTAAAATAGCAGATTTTAGCGCGCGGGTTGCAATATTAGCGGAGGCCGAGGCATCCCTACAAATAGCGGTGGACGGCAACGAGATTAACTTCGAGGTTAACGGCTCCGCGCTCAGCTTTAGCCGGGCGCTTTCTGATAATTACCGACTTTTACGCGCGGTATTAGATAACACTAAAACGGTCGAAGCTCTTTTTTTGTTAGATTTAGTGGACGTGCAACGCTTAGATTTTAGCGTACCGGTTTACATTGATTACTTTGGGGACTTCTTTATAGTGGAAGAGGTTAAGCAATTCAAAGTTAACAGGCGGGAAAGTTGCTGGGTTAAATTAATAAAATTAGGGGTATGACATTAGAGGCACTTAAGAGCGATTACGACAGGGCCGAGCGACTATTTAACGGTTGCGGCTGCAAAGTATATAAAGAACAAATGCAAAGGCTAAGCGCTCAGATTAAAGCCCTTGAAGCAAGTATAAAAACCGCGTAAGACATGGCAGAAGAAAGCATTTTATTAAGGGTCGGAATTGACGAAAATCAAATAGCCAGCAGTGAAAAGGCTATAGTAGATTTACGGGGCGAAATTGACGGCCTAAAGGAAGCAAATAAAGCCTTAGCGGACCAAGGCAAAAAGAACTCGGTTGAATACGTGAGAAACGAAACGGCCATAAAAGGGTTAAATAATACGGTACGCGAAAACCAGCGTATTTTGCAAGCCTCCGACAAGATCCAAAAAAGCAATACGGGTTCGATTGCAGACATGCGCGCGAACGTTTCGCGCCTTAAGCAAGAATACGTTAACTTAAGCGCCGAGGAGCGCAATAACGAAAGGACAGGTGTAGCGCTTCAAAAATCTTTATTAGCTCAGACCGAGGAGCTAAAGCGCTTAGAGGGCCAAATCGGAGTTACCGGGCGAAACGTGGGTAACTATACCGGCTCTATTATTGAGGCGGTGGATAGCACCGGGCTATTTAGCAAAGCCCAGCAAGCCCTGGCAGCGGTTAACAAAATTGTTACAGCTACGACCGGCGCGGCGGGTGCGGCAACTTCATCATTTAGTAAAATACTAATCTCGTCTGGCGTTGGTGCCTTCATTGTAATATTAGGGGCTTTAGTTGCGTACCTTTCGCAAAGCCAGGAAGGCATGGACAAGCTGGCGCGGGCTACCTCCGCCGTAAGCACGTTCGTAAGCGTTCTGGTTGATGCGTTAATAGGTTTAGGAAAGCAAATTTTTGACAACGTGGTGCCGGCCTTTGAGGGCTTAGGGGACATTATAGCTGGTATAGTTACGTTAGACTTTGACCGCGTAAAGCGTGGGGTTGATGGCATAGCAAAAGCAGCGGGTAATATTGATGGTATTAATATTTTAGAGGTAGGAGCCGCCGCCGTTAAGGCTGGGAAAGAAGCGGCACGCCTTGAAGGCGAACTGCAAAACATAGTAAGAGCCGAGAAAGCGCTAAGCCTTGAAAGGGCCCAAAGCCGCCAGCAGTTAGAGGACCTTAAGAAGGTAGGCGAAGACGTAACAAAAAGCACCGCGGAGCGCGCGGCGGCTATTGCGAAAGCGGAAAAGTTAGAGCAAGGCCTGGAACAAAAAGGCATAGATTTACAAAAGCAAAGAATAAGTATTTTAAAGCAGCAAAACGAGCTAAGCAGTAGCACGGACGCGGATCTAAACCGGGTCATAGATGCAGAAATACAGCTGGCAAATATTCAGCAAGAAAGCGCAACTAAACAAATAGAACTACAAAATAAAAGGAACGCGCTAAACAAAGAAGCCGCGGACAAAAACAAAGCCGCGGCGGCCCAGGTCGCCACAGATCAAGCCGCCGCGGGCGCCGAGACACTTAAGCAAGCCGCGGAGCTCCAGAAGGAATTAAACGCGAACTATTCGGAGGCTATTAAGACCCGCGCCGCCGAGACTGATTTAGCAATAAGGGACTCGCTAAACGGCGTTAAGCAGCAATTTGCGGACGGGCTAATAGACTTAGAAACCTACCAGGCCCAACTTGACCAAGTGGAGGCCTTAGCGATTGAGACACGCGCGGCGGCTCTACAGGGCCAGCTCGTAGCTACGCAACAAAACGCACTAATAGACGCCGAGACGCGCCTCGCTATTGAGGCAGATCTACAGGCACAACTTAGGACGCTACAGGATGAAACGGTAAGCCGCGGAGTGGCGGCCCGGCAAAAAGAAATAGCTGGCGAAGCGCTATTATCCGAGGACAAAAAGAAGCTGGCAACGGAAACCGCCGCCGCGCAAATGGCAGCAACGGACGCCGTACTAAACGCGGCTGTTAGCGTCTTTGGGGCCCAAAGTGCAGCCGGTAAGATAGCCGCCAGCTTCCAGGCTATTATAGACACTTACCGCGGGGCGAACTTAGCGCTGGCCACTATTCCGCCGCCGTTCGGTCAAATAGTGGCAGGCGCTACAGTAGTGCAGGGGCTGGCCAACGTGGCAAAGATTAACAGCAAAGCGCCGCCCAAATTCGAAGACGGCGGAGGCATTGAGATTGGCGGACCGTCGCACGCCGGCGGAGGCTCAGACGTCGCGATAGGGGGGCGGACCGTGGCAAACGTGGAGGGCGGCGAGGGTCTTTTCGTTATGAAGAAAAACGCTTTTCAATCTATTAAAGCCCTTAGTAACTATAACCAGCTTTACGGCGGGCGGAGTTGGACCCGAGGCTCGTCTAACTACCTAGCAGACGGCGGGGCCATAAGCCGGGCCAGCGTGCCGGGCATTGACCGCCGCGCCTTACAGGAAACCCAGCAGGGATTCGAGGAGGCGGTAAGCGCCTTAAATTTAGTAGTGAAAGTTTCCGACATTAACCGCGTTAACGCGGAGGTTAACCAGGTGAAAGCGCTTAGCGATTTAAGCTAATATTTATTTAAAAACTTTAAAGCGGGCGGTTAGATCCTTTCCGGTTAGGATGAAGACAGGCGCGGCAAAAGGCCAAATAAGCAAGGCAAAAATGCAGGAAAGCAGGACAAGAAAGCTGGCGGTTATTCGGTTAAAGTATTTCATTTTTTGAATTAGGTTTAAATTATTCAAGCAAATTAAGATTTTATCTTAAAAGTTTACAGTATATTAACCGCTAAATTATGAAGACTTTAAATATCGAGGGCGTAATAGGCAACAAAAACGACACGACCGTAACAAAGGGCGAGAAGGTTTTTAGCTTTGCGGACCTCCAAAATTTTTTAGATTCTTACGGCGGCGGTCCTTTTCGGGCGGTCCTTAGAAGCCCCGGCGGCTCAGTCGAGGAGGGTTTTAAAATCTTCGAAGAGCTTAAAAAGCATGAAGTGCATACCGAGGCAATTATAGCGAACAGCATAGCCAGCGTTATTTTCTTAGCCGGTAAAACTAGAAAAGTTTTCAGGGGCTCCGAAATGATTATACACAACGCCTGGATAGACGCGGGCGCCTTAACGGGTGAAAAGTTAAACTTTCACACTCTAAAGGCCCTTACGGAATCTTTCGCCCAGACAGACATGCAAATATTAAACATATATGCAAGCGTCGCGGGCAACGGGAACGCCGGCAAACTTCTGGCCCTTATGGCAGTCGAAACAAACGTAGGCGCTAACATGGCCCTGGCATTAGGCTTTGCGACCGAGATAATTGAAGCGGAGCCGGTAACGGCCTATTTTAAAAACAGGGTATTGACTTACAGTCAAAACCAAATAGGCGCGCTAAATCTACAGGACGGACCAATAACAACCTATGCGGACGTTATCTACATTAACGAAGCCGGCGAGGTGCTGATGCTTAAGCGGTCCGCCCAGGATGATTTCGAGCCGGGCGCGTGGGGCTTTCCCGGCGGTAAGGTTATGCAAGGCGAAACAACCGAGGCGGGCGCTCTTAGAGAGTTCGAGGAGGAGGTAAGCGAAAAGCTTGAAAGCGTGGAGCGCCTAATCGAAGTAGTTAACGAAGACGAAAGCCTAACCGTTTATTTTTACGCCAGCGGAGCAATAGCCGCCCCGGGTGTAACGCCCGAGCATGAGTTAGCAGAATACAAAACACTTGAAGAGCTTAAAACTTTAGCCGTTATTAAGGGCCAAAACGAACGCTTTATAAATGTAGTAAATCAAATTTTAAATAAACTTAATATGGATCACAAAGACAAAGTTAGCGCCTTTGAAAAAGCGCTCGCGGGGGTTAAAAACTTCTTTAAATCTTCGCTTAAAAATATGGCAGTTACCGCGAAAGACGGGACGGCCTTATTTATTGGAGGCGAAGAGGGCGGCGAGCTAATAGGTAAGCCGGTATTTTTGGCGGTCGAAGGGCTACCAACGGAAGAAACGGCACCGGCCGCAAGCTACGAGCTAGAAGACGGTAAGACAATTACGGTCGCCGAAAGCGGCGTAATTAGCGAAGTTATCGAACCAGCCTCGGCGCCCGCCCCAGAAGAGATGGAAGCGCTTAAGGTAGCTTTTGAAGAGGATAAAAAGGAGATGGAAGCGCGCCACGCCTCCACGGTTGCAGGGCTTTCCGCTCAAATCGCAAACCTTAAAAAATCAAATAGCGAAGGAGCCGAAAAGCTTAACGGCGTTATTTCTGCTTTTGCGGATCTTAAGAACCTGGTGCTGGGGGACCCAGACGGGAAGGCAAAACCCCTGAAAAAATTAACTCCGGAAGAGTTTAAGGCGCTAAGCCCGGGCGAAAAAATCCGGCTGCAAGCCATGAACAAAGCGGAGTCTAAAAAATAAATATTCAACTTTCAAAACCACGTAGAAAAAATGGCAGAAATTATTTACCCTAACGGGAACACTTACGGCGGCAAGCTCTATGCGGAGCTTATGACGCCTGCAATGTTAGCACCTGCTGGCATTGTAAACCGGGGCCTGGTTACAGGAATCGAGACAATTAAGAATAAGGAAATTTTAAGAGGCGTAAACCGCGTTATTGAATTTCAGGAGCCGAGCGCTAAGTTCGTAGCTCAGACGGGCGACATTGATCTAAGCCAGAAAGCTTTGGAAATGAAAGCTTACGAGGTGATGGATGAGATTGATGCCGTAGACTTGCGTTTGTCCTGGGAGTCGGAGCAGCAAAAGCCGGGTAGTTTTGAGGATTATAAGCTAACGCCTGAGCTTTACAACTTTCTTTTGTCCGAGGTGTACGCGCCTAAAATGGCAATCGGAAACGAGCAGCTTTACATTTTAGGTAAAGCGGGCGTTAACGCCGGCGAGGTTGCAACGGCTACTTTTTCCGCGGCTTACGTGGGTCTTTTGCCTTTGGCTATCGCGGACGCGGCAGTAAGAAAAACGGCTCTACCTCCGACGGCTAGAGTTGCGATTACGGGTGTAGCGTCTGGAGCGGCCAACGCCGCGACGGTTACGGTTGCGAATGCGGACAATATTATTGTAGGGGACCGCGTAACCTTGACAGGAACCAACGGAAACCAGACAATAGGCGGCACAACCATTGCGGGCCAGACCGTTACGGTCATTGCTATAAACGCACTTGTTTTGACTATCGAAGAGGCCGTAACAGGCGCGGCGGCGGCAACAGAAGGTTTTGGCTGGTACGTCAACCAGACTAATATTATGGGCGTTATTACTTCTATTTACATGAGCGTACCGCAGAAAGTAAAGAAGCAGGTAAGCAAGACCGGAAACGGGCGAACTAAGATATTTTTATCTGATAGAATGGCGGACGCTTACCGCGTTGCTAACGGTCTAATCCAAGGCAACGGCGGAGACTTCACACTGGTAAGCTACTTTGAACAAGATTCAATCTTTAAGTATTTAGATTTTGATGTGGTAGCTATGCCACACTGGGCGGATAATACCGCGGCGGTATGGAACCCGGGGAACGTCTTTTTAGGCGTGGACTTGCTTTCTGATGAAGTTAACGCGCGCGTGCTCTTCTTAGGAGATGTAACAGGCGACGACGTTTATAGAGTTAAAAACCGTATGAAATCGGATATTACCTATAAGTACGGCCAGGAGGTTTTCTTGTATAAGCCTTTGTAATTTAGGGGCGGGGCGTAAAAACTCCGCCTATTTTCTAACTTTATAGATATAAAAAAAATTATGGCTTGTAATGAATTAACGAGGGGCATTGACCCAAACTGCGACGCGCTAAGAAAGCCGGGAGGCCTTAATAAGCGCGTTTATATAGGCGTACTTTCAGACCTAACAGCGGTAACATTTGGAACCAATAACGCTATAACCGCGCTAACTTTTGCGGCGGACAAAGGGCTGGTTAAGTTTATCGGAAAGCGCGAAAAGCACAACACCGCAATGACTTTAGAAGTTGGAGATAATTTTAATTTGCGTAACCACGCGGTTAATTTAGTTGCCTACTACAGCACGCCGGCGGAGCTTGAAGCCTTAGACGAGCTTATAGATGTAGAGGGTCTTTTCATGGTTGCAGAAACTAACAGCGGCGAGCTTGAAGTTTGGGGCATGAACAAGGGCGGCAACTTTGCAAACTTTGGCATGAAGGCGGCCAGCGTCGAAGGTGGAAGCGGTGCAGCTATTTTAGACAGTAATGTTTACACTCTAGGATTCACGGGTAACCATGAAAATTTACAGGGTTATTTTATCTCGGTGCCGGGAGCAAGCACCCTGGCGGAGGACATAGCGATATTAGACGCGCTTGTTATCTGGCCTGCTTAATTTCGACCAAATGAAAAATAAAGAAGCCCTTAGCCTTAATTGGTTAAGGGCTTTTCATTTTTATTTACTACTTTGTTCAAAATTTTAAAAGCTATGAAGCGATTTAAAAAACAATATTTAAACCAGACTATAGTTCTGGCTAGCGGCCTATTAATTGACCAGCATTCAATCGGGCGAGATAGCGTTCAAAAGGAGCTAAAAGCTAACCCTTCTTTTGCCTATATGTTTGAAGACGTGCCAGAAAGCGCGGATCTACCTAAGCAGCCGGTAACGGGCGAAAACGGGGCGAGCGACCCGCGCCCAAAAAGGACACGAAACAGAAATAAAAAGTAAGCATGCCTAAAAATCCTAAGCAGGTACGACAGGCGCAAAAGGTTATTAATTTACAGGCGAGCGCCTCCACACTATCCCGCGGGGCTTTGGCGGCGGTTGGTGACTTCAAAAAGAAGATAGCTAGCGCGGCAAAAAACGCCGTAGCGGTTATTCTCAGAAACAAAGGAAACGAGCGTTACTATTTCGGCGAGCTTGATAACCTACCTAATACCATTATTGCAACGGTGGATAATAGCGGCACCGCGACGGCGTGCATTGAACGCCTGGAGCAATTTATACAAGCGGACGGCTTTATAATGGAAGGCCTAAACGCGGTTAAGGCTAACAGCAAACAAAGTCTTTTATCTGCGGTTTCCGAGCTAGTTACTAACGTAGCCTATTTAGAAGGGTACGCGCTCCGCTTAGTGTTTAACGTGGACGGCTCAATAAGAAAAATTTATAACGTAAACGTTAGCAACCTTAGAAGGGTCCGCGGCGGTTTTGAGTTCAACCCGCTAAACGGCGAGCTGGGCGAAGACAAAAGCGAAACGGTTTTTTATCCTGAATTTGACACGGAGCGAACGCCGGCGGAGCGCCTGCAAGAAATAAAAAAGCAGGTGGACAAGCACGGCGAGCAGCTGGGCGAAATCCTTTACATGTACCGAAAAGGGCTCGGGCGCTTTTATGATATTTACCCCATTCCTAGGTATTACGCCTCGATCGAGGACCTAGTAAGCGACGGCAAAATAAGCCGCTTAGACCTCCGCAACATAGCCCAGGGTTTCAGGACCCCCGTAATAATTTCAACCGGTCCGATTGACGACCAGAACGAAGACGAAGACGGGAACACGCCCCAGGATTATTTTGATGAAGCGTTACAGGATTTTACAGGCGAAGACGCCAGCCCGATTTTACACCTTAAAGGGAACACCGAGGAATTTAAGCCAACGGTAACGACTATAAACATAGCGGAAATTTTAGACCAAACGGACCGGGCCAGCGAGCGAATAGCAAAGCGCGTTTGTAGGGTTATGGGCGTGCCAGATGTTTTGGTAAGCATAGCGAAGGAAGGCCAGCTGGGTAACGTGCAGGAACTAAAAAATACGCTTAGCCTTTTTGCACTTTCAGTCTTTAAAAGACAGGAACTAATAAAGGAAGGGTTCGACCAGATTAAGCACCTTTTAAGGCTTGAAGGCTTACCGGCAAACGCTGACTTTACACTAAGCACCCTTAAGCCTTTCGATTTTATACCGGACGCCGTAATAGCGGGACTGACAACAGAAGAGCAAAAAGAACTATTCGAAATAGACCTCCAAAGCAGCCAGGCGCAAACCATACAGCCCACAACGCCCGAGGGCGTACGAGCGCCGGGCGCGGAGGCTAACAGCACGCTAACCAACTTAACAGGCCGGCAAATGCAGCAACTTTTACGGACCGTTAGAAAGTTCAATAAAGACGAGATAACTTACGAACAGGCCGAGGCGCTTTTGATTGGTGGAGGCTTTGCAGCCAGCGCCGCGGAGGCGGCTAAATGGCTAGTCACAAAAGAGGAAGAAGAAGATTTAAACCCCGGTCAATGATGGCAACCACTCTATTAATTTCTAAAGCGGATTTTGCAGCGGCAAACCTTGTTAAGTTTAGCGCAAACATAGAAGAGGCCCAACTAAACCCTTTTATATACGCGGCCCAAGAGTACGACCTAGAGCCAAAACTCGGAGCGGATCTTTATAACGCCGCCGTTAATTACGCGGGGAGCCCTGACGGATCTCGCCCAGAATTAAACGGATTTATAGCCAAGCAAGTGGCCAGATTTTTAGTTTTAACGGCTTACAAGCGCTTTATTTCTTCGCACGGAATAAATATAACACAGTTCGGAGTTACAAAAACAGCCGACCCGCAAGGCACTTTTAGCCAAGTGGAGGCAGGCGAGCGAGCGGTTATTTTGCGGCAGATAGATTCTGATTGCAGCGTAGCAACTATAAAAATGCTAAATGTAGATTTTACATTTGACGGCGTAACTTACACGAAGTCCGGCAAAGCTACAGCGCCCAGCGCCAGCATAAGAGCGCCCCGGCGGCGGCGCGCTTTGCTTGTTAGTTCAGGGTTTTCTTACTTAGATATTATAAAATAATGGCGTTTACTAAAGAGCAACTAGAGGCACTAAAAAACGCGCTACTTGCAGGCGGGCAACCTATAACGGCGGCGACACACCGCTCCCTAGTTCAAAAAATAATAGATGAGCTTTACGACGCGCAAAGTCGCGGGGACCTTTTGGCAGGGGTTCAAAGCAGCTTGTTAAACGTAAGTGGGGACACGGCAATAGTGCTCAGAGCCGGGCAGGCTTATCTCGTCCCAACAGCTAACCTAACGGCGGCGGGATTGACCTTTGACGACCTAAACGGCGTGGTAGTTATAGACCCGCAAAACGGAGACCTCCTCTCCTATGATTCAGTATCGGATTCGTGGGTTAATATTGCGGTGGGCGGTTTTGTAACCCTCGACACCGACCAGACGATTACAGGCACGAAGATTTTTAGCAATCCCTTATTAATTCAATCGGGTTCTAATCCGGTATTTATTATAAAAACAACTGATAACACAGCAGCTTTTAACTTTAGAAATGTGTTTAATGAAGATCAAGCGGGGATTATATTAGACACTCCAGCGAATAAATTAAGCATAGCAACACGGGCCGATAATACTGATATTGAAATAGCTCCACACGGAACTGGCGGGGTTACACTCCCGAATGTAGCTGGCGGCACCGGAGACGTGTTAATGCTCAACGCAAGTAATCGCGTTGTTAAAGGTAGCGGCGGTGTTAGTCAATCTAACGGCACGTTTGTTCCTACCTTAGTAGACAACGGCGGCGGGTACACTTATGCGCTTTCTTCAGCATTAGGCTTTTACATAAAAACGGGTAAAATGGTTTTTATATCCGTTAATATTGGCGTAGTATCAACTTCAGGGAGTCAATTAGGCGGGCTAGTAATAGGTAACCTACCGTTTAAATCTGAAGCTTCTTCTGGTAACATATCTGCCGTTATTTTAAGCAAGATGACAGGCACAAATTGGTCTTCCTCTCTTTTAAATAGACTTTCTTCAGAAGTAGTTACAAACTCTACTACGATAGGATTTTCAACATTAACAGAGTCGGTTGGAAACTTTGCCCCCTCAATAGACTCCGGGACTATTAGATTATCGGCTACTTACTACACTGATTAATACATACCGATGGCGGAAACACAAAAAGATATAAAAGGCGTTTTACTAATTAGGTTAATTGAAGGTGACACAAAAACTATTTCCCTAACTTTCAAAACGCGGGACGCGCTCGGCGCCGAGTTACCTCTTGACCTAAGAACATTTTCAGCCATCCGAATGGACGTTAAAAATAGCAAGGACACTAACGGGAGGCCTTTTATTTCCTTTACGTTAAACGGAGGGTTTAGTATTGGGGGCGAAAACTTTAACGTTTTGGTTTTTTCGTTTTCGCAGCAGTTTACCGGAAACGCCCTAACTTCGTGGTTTTACGACATTAAATTTAACAGAGGCGAAGAAGTGAATCATTACATAGAAGGGTTAATAGTAATAGATAAATCCGTAACAAAATGAGCGAAGTAATTATAACCGAGGTTAGCTCGGATTCTTTTATTGTAAGTGTCGAGCTATCCGGCGAAGAGCTGGCGAAGCAGTACGCCGAGGAGGCGCTGGGTTATCGAGACGAGGCCGACTTGGACGCGGCGGCAACCGCAGCCGACCGGGTGCAGACAGGCTTAGACGCGGCGGCAACCGCAGCCGACCGGGTGCAGACAGGCTTAGACGCGACGGCAACAGCAGCCGACAGGGTGCAGACAGGCTTAGACGCGGCGGCAACCGCAGCCGACCGGGTGCAGACAGGCTTAGACGCGGCGG